CCTACATTAGACACGGTTACTTTAACTCATTCAACAGAAACAACTCCTTCTGTAAGAGATGCAATTAATGCCGCTCTTACTGCTAATCCGGGTGGTGTAAAATCTACAGTTGGATTACCTGCTGGAATTACTGTAACTGAATTTCTAGTTGTATAATGAGTGACTCTAAAGGACTTGGTGATTCAATTGAAAAAATTACCAAAGTTACTGGAATAAAAAGTGTAGTAGACAGGGTCGCAGAGGGTTTAAATATCCCCTGCGGCTGTTCTGCTCGCAAAAATAAATTAAATAAAATGTTCCCTTATAAGTAATGGCTTTTAAACTTAATACACCTCCGTATAATTTAGACAATACGCCTATATATAATGTAGATTTAGGTAATGATGTATTAGGCAAAGCTAATAATAATGGGACTATATTAATAAATAAAAATTTAGATCCATCTAAAACTCAAAAAGTTGTTGATCATGAAATGATTCATATTGATCAATTTAAAAGAGGTGATCTGGATTATGACGACAATAATGTTTACTGGAAGGGTAAAACATATTCTAGGAGTCAAATGCGGGAAGGGGCTAAAAATCTTCCTTGGGAAAAAGAAGCTTACGATAAAGCTTAAGCTATGTTAAAATTATTATTAGGCCTACTAAAAGGCGGTGATGGCAGAAAGTCAGTAGCTGGCAATTTAGCGTGGGAAATAAGAGAAGCAATCAAGGGTAAAGAATTAGACCCAAATGAAATAATAGAATTGCAAACTAAAATAAATGAAATTGAAGCCGGTCATAGAACAGTATTTGTTGCTGGCTGGCGCCCATTTATAGGATGGGTTTGCGGGGTGGCATTAGCATATAACTTCGTAATTAGAGATTTATTTATTTGGATAACAAAAACAACGGACGCTCCTCCGGCATTACAAATGGAGCATTTAATGACAGTCTTATTAGGAATGCTTGGTCTTGGCGGATTAAGAACCTTTGAGAAAATAAAAGATAAAGTAAAATAATTTAATTAAATTTAATCAAATGAGTACAAAAGAAAAAAAAGTAACAGAGGAACAATTAGCTAAAATTAAAGAGCAACAAGTAACAATGAACAACAAATTACGTGACATTGGGCTTGTTGAAAATCAAAAACACGTTTTATTACATGAATACGCTGGACTTGAGCAAGATATGGAAGCTTATAAAAAAGACCTTGAAAAAGAGTACGGAGCGATTAGTATTGATTTGGAAACAGGTGTTTACAAAGAAATAGAAAAGCAAGAAGAAAAATAAGATGAGCAGCATTATAAGGAAGATCAGCATCGGTTCTGATTATAAAAATGATGCTATGCATTACTCTGTAGGCCAAGAAGTATACGGAGGACACAAAATAGCTTATATCATATTTGAAGATACTGATAGTTCTTATAATATTTTTATTAAAAAAAATAATGAAGTATTGCCGTGGAAGAAGTTTAATTCTAATATGGCTATTTCTGTTGAATATAATTTAGAATATGAATAGCATCTACGATTTTATCGTTGAGCCTATTGGAGAAAGATACAATAATACAACTAAAGTAAATAATAAAGATTTAATATTAAATTGCAATATAGAATCATTTAAGTTTATAAATAAACTTGCTAAAGTTATATCTACACCAAAAGCTTATAATACCGTTATAAAAGAAGGTGACGAAATCGTAATTCATCATAATGTTTTTAGAAGATATTATGATATAAAAGGTAAAGAAAAAAATAGCAGTAAATATTTTAAAGACAATCTTTATTTTTGTCAGCCCGATCAGGTGTATCTTTACAAAAAAAGCAATAAGTGGCACTCATTTATGGATAGATGCTTTGTTAAGCCTCTTATAAATAATGACTCTACAAGCTTAGAAAAAGAGCAAAAGTATATTGGTATACTAAAGTATGGCAATAGCTCGTTAAACGCGCTCGAAATAACTCCTGGCGACCTCGTAGGTTTTACTCCAAATAGCGAGTGGGAGTTTATAATTGATGACGAGCGATTATATTGTATGAAATCTAATGATATTGTTATTAAATATGAACGTAAAGAAAACCAAGCTGAGTATAATCCAAGCTGGGCAAAAAGCAGTTGAGGAGTTAATTAAGGTAGCTAAAGAAGCTATTGTAGATTCAGAAGATGACATATCAGCGGATAGACTTAAAAATGCAGCAGCAACAAAAAAGTTAGCAATATTTGATGCATTTGAAATATTAACAAGAATTGAAACCGAAGAAAAGTTATTAGAAGATAAATCTACTAATCAAAAAACATTCGGGGGCTTTGCTGAAAAAAGATCTAAATGATATATAAGCAAACATTATATTCAGTAATATCTGATTATGTAAAGCCCAATATATTAAAGAAAAAAAATAAACAAAAGAGTTGGGAATACGGATATAACAAAGAGCATGATTTAGTTGTAATAAGTAAATCAGGTGAAATTGGAGAAATATACAATATTCAAGGCTTAAAAATTGGTTTACCATTAATTAATAGATGCTTTAAAAGATCCAATAAGAAACAAGAACAATATTGGCAAAAGTTTAATTATCCCAAAGAATTACAAAAAATTAAAAGTGTATTTGATTGGAATAATTATCCTGATAATTTTAAAGAACAATGGTACGATTATATAGATAATGAATTTAAATATAGAGAAGAGGGTTTTGCGTTCTACAATAATGGCGTTGAAACTTATATTACTGGGTCTCATTACATGTACTTGCAGTGGACTAAGATTGACGTTGGGGCCGCCGACTTTAGAGAATCAAATAGGTTATTCTATATTTTCTGGGAAGCGTGCAAAGCAGATACCAGATGTTATGGAATATGCTATCTCAAAAACAGACGGTCTGGGTTTAGCTTCATGGCATCGAACGAAACTGTTAACCAGGCAACAATGTCAAGCGACGCAAGATTTGGAATTTTATCAAAAACTGGGGCAGATGCCAAAAAAATGTTTACCGATAAAGTTGTTCCAATATCAATTAACTACCCTTTCTTCTTCAAGCCCGTTCAAGACGGTATGGATCGCCCCAAAACAGAGCTTGCTTACCGAGTGCCCGCCTCCAAACTTACTCGGCGCAAGATAGAAATAGGCGAACAATTAGCTGAAATTGATGGGCTTGACACCACAATCGACTGGAAAAACACAGGCGACAACTCTTATGACGGAGAAAAGTTAAAGCTTTTAGTTCATGATGAATCTGGTAAATGGGAAAGACCAGATAATATAATTAATAACTGGAGAGTAACCAAAACAACATTAAGGCTAGGTAGTAGAATAGTCGGCAAATGTATGATGGGTTCTACCTCTAACGCTTTAGATAAAGGAGGTAATAATTTTAAAAAATTATATGAAGGATCAGACGTTACTAAAAGAAACCGCAACGGACAGACTAGCTCAGGATTATATTCTTTGTTCATACCTATGGAGTGGAATTACGAGGGATTCATTGATATGCATGGAATACCTGTATTCGATACACCAGAAAAACCAGTCAAAAGTATTGACGGAACTGAAATAGATACAGGTGTAATTGATTATTGGATAAATGAAGTTGACGGTTTAAAAAAAGATCAAGATGCTTTAAATGAATTTTATAGACAATTCCCGAGAACGACGCAACACGCGTTTCGCGATGAAACAAAACAATCCTTATTTAATCTGACTAAAATATACGAGCAAATAGATTATGTAGAGGAAATGAAATATACCGGCCTTATTACACAGGGTAATTTTCAATGGCAAGGTGGTGTAAAAGATTCATTAGTAGAGTTTGCACCTAATAATAATGGTAGATTTTTTATTTCGTGGATACCACCACATAATATGCAAAACAGATCTATTTCAAAAGGTAACTTAAGACACCCAGCTAATGAACATTGTGGGGCATTTGGATGTGATAGTTATGATATATCTGGTACAGTAGACGGCAGAGGATCCAAAGGGTCTCTTCACGGGCTTACTAAATTTACGATGGAAGACATACCCCCAAACCATTTTTTTTTAGAATATATATCACGCCCCGATAATGCTGAAATATTTTTTGAAGATGTATTAATGGCTTTAGTATTTTATGGAATGCCAATACTTGCAGAAAACAATAAGCCTAGATTATTATATTATTTAAAACGAAGAGGTTATAGGGGTTACTCTATGAACAGACCTGATAAAGTTTATAATAAACTATCAGTTACAGAAAGAGAAATAGGTGGAGTGCCTAACTCGAGTGAAGATATGAAACAAGCTCACGCGGCTGCTATAGAATCTTACATTGATTCTCACGTTGGATTTAATGGAGAAACTCACGGAGATTTGTATTTTACAAGAACATTAAATGATTGGTCAAAATTTAATCTTAATAACAGAACAAAGCACGATGCTTCTATAAGTTCTGGGCTTGCTATAATGGCTTGTAATAAAAATAAATATGCTCCAGTAGCTAAAAAAGTTTTTAAACCAATAAACTTAGGAATAAAAAGATACAATAACGATGGCTCTACATCAAAAATAATTTAGATAAATGATTAATACTAATTATAACAGTTCATTTCCAGATCAGGTAGTACCTGATTCAGTAAAGAATAGTTATGACTATGGGCTACAAGTTGCTCAAGCTATAGAAAATGAGTGGTTTCGGCAAGATATTGGAGGCGAAAGGTATTTACAGAACTTTCAAAATTATCATAGGTTAAGACTATATGCAAGAGGTGAACAGCCAATACAAAAATATAAAGATGAATTATCTATTAATGGTGATTTATCTTATTTAAATTTAGACTGGACAATAGTTCCGGTTATACCTAAGTTTGTAGACATTGTAGTTAATGGGATGACTGATAAAGGTTATGAAATAAAATCATTTGCTACTGACCCATTTGCACTTAAAGAAAGAACTGATTTTGCTTTTAATGCAATGCGCGATATAATTAATAAAGAATATATTGAGCAAATGAATGCCGCTACAGGGCAAAATTTTTATGCTTCTGCTCAGCCTGATAAACTACCAGCATCGCGTGATGAACTAGATCTTTATTTACAATTAAATTATAAACAAAGCGTTGAAATTGCTGAAGAAGAAATAATTAAAAATGTTTTTTCTTTTAATAAATATGAAGATATACAAAGACGAATTGCTTATGATTTAGCAGTATTAGGTATTGGGGTGTCTAAAACAGGTTTTAATTTTTCCGAGGGCATAACAGTAGATTATGTAGATCCCGCCTCGGTAGTGTATTCCTACACAGAAGATCCTAATTTTGAAGATATATATTATGTAGGGGAAGTTAAAAATTTAAGTCTTTCAGAAGTAAAAAGATTGTATCCACAGCTTACGGATGACGATCTTAAGGAAATACAAAAGTATAAAGGCCCAACTAATTATAGTAATTACGTAAGAAACTATGGTGGACAAAATGACGATAATTTAGTTTCTATATTATTTTTTGAATATAAAACTTATACCAACCAAGTATTTAAATTAAAAAATACCGATCAAGGATTAGAAAAAATACTAGAAAAAGATGATACCTTTGATCCGCCAGAAAATGACAACTTTAGCAAAGTTTCAAGGAGCATAGAAGTATTATATACAGGGGCTAAAGTAATGGGAATGAGTAAAATTATAGACTGGAAAATGGCGGAAAATATGACTCGCCCCAGTTCGGACGTTACGAAAGTAAATATGAATTACTCTATATGTGCTCCTAGAATGTATAAAGGACGCATAGATTCTATTGTAAGCAGGGTAACAAGCTTCGCGGATATGATTCAGCTAACACATTTAAAGCTACAACAAGTATTATCAAGGGTTGTGCCAGATGGAGTTTATTTAGACATGGATGGGCTTGCCGAGGTTGATTTAGGTAATGGTACAAATTACAATCCGGCTGAAGCGTTAAATATGTATTTTCAAACAGGTAGCATTGTTGGAAGATCTTTAACACAAGATGGTGATTTAAATAGAGGTAAAGTTCCTATTCAAGAATTACAGTCTTCAAGCGGTATGGCTAAAATACAATCTTTAATATCTACTTATCAATACTATTTACAAATGATAAGAGACGTTACAGGTTTAAATGAAGCGGTTGATGGTAGCACACCAGATAAAAATGCTTTAGTAGGATTGCAAAAAATGGCAGCTGCAAATTCAAATGTAGCCACAAGGCACATTCTTAAAGCTTTAATGTATATAACCATTAAAATAGCTGAAAATGTAAGTTTGCGAGCCAATGATGCATTGCAATTTCCATTAACAAAAGATGCATTACTTAATAGCATTAATACATTTAATGTTAATACTCTTGAAGAAATGGAAAAAGTAGCCATGCACGACTTCGGTATATTTTTAGAATTAGAACCCGATGAAGAAGAAAAAGCTAAGCTTGAACAAAACATACAAGTAGCACTTCAATCAGGGGGAATTGATTTAGATGATGCTATTGATGTAAGACAAATATCAAATTTAAAATTAGCTAATCAATTATTAAAGCTTAAAAGAAAAGAAAAAGGCGCAAGAGATCAACAGGTTGCTCAAGCTAATATCCAAGCTCAAGCACAGGCTAATGCTCAAGCTTCTGAAGCGGCAGCGCTCGCGGAAGTTCAAAAACAACAAGCTTTAGCTGAAACAAAAGTACAGATTGAAAAAGCTAAATCAGATTTTGAAATTGCCAGGATGGAACAAGAGGCATTAATTAAGAAACAATTAATGGCAGAAGAGTTTAATTATAATATACAATTAGCTCAGGTACAAGCATCCGCAACAACAAAAAAAGAACAAGAAATAGAAGATAGAAAAGATAAACGTGTAAAAATACAAGGTACACAACAATCAGAACTTATTGACCAAAGAAAAAACGATTTATTGCCTAAAAATTTTGAATCAGCAGGTAATGATAACTTAAGTGGCTTTGGCTTAGAACAATTTGAGCCAAGGTAAATTTTATTAATTAATTTTATATTATCATATTATGTCAACAGAAGTAAAACAAGAAGGAGATTTTAAAATTAAAAAAAGAACTCCAAAAAAATTAGCAGGTGAGCAAGACATTATTAAAGTAGATCTTTCTAACCCACCAGCAGAAACAAAAAAAGAAGAAGATGCCGTTCAAAAGCAAAGCACAGATGAAGTACCTGTACGCGACGAATCCAAAACTAGCGAAGGAATTCGAAAAGGAGACGAGCAAGCAACAGATGAAAAACCTACCGGACAAAATAATAGCAATGCTAGCGAAGCAGAGGTAGATTCTCCTATTCAAGTTATTGAAGATGAAGAAGATAATTCTAAAGAGGCAGGAGTGGCTGGAAGCAATGAAACTGCCGCTGCCGCATCGGAACAAAAAGAAGTATTACAGGAAACAAAAGCACAGGAATTACCCGAAGGAGTAGATAAACTTATAAAGTTTATGGAAGAAACTGGCGGGGATGTACAAGACTACGCTAGGCTAAATGCCGATTATTCAAATGTAGATAATAATACATTATTAAGAGAATATTATAAACAAAATAAGCCTCATCTAGACGCTGAAGATGTGGATCTTTTATTAGAAGATTTTACATGGGATGAAGAAATTGATGAAGTTAAAGACATACGCAAGAAAAAAATAGCATATAAAGAAGAAGTTGCAAAAGCCAAAAACTTTTTAGAGCAAACTAAGAGTAAATATTACGAGGAAATTAAACTAAGACCTGGTGTTACTCAAGAGCAACAAAAAGCTACTGACTTTTTTAACCGATACAATGAAGAGCAAAAGCGTAATGACGCGGTTCGAGAAGGGTTTATTAATACAACTAAAGATTATTTTTCTAATGATTTCAAAGGTTTTGATTTTAAATTAGGAGAAAAAAAGGTTAGATATGGTATTAAAGATCCTGAATCAACTGCTGATAATCAAAAAGATCTTACAGACTTTGTCGGGACGTTCCTAGACAAAAATGGTCAAATGAAAGATCCAGCCGGTTATCATAAAGCAATTTATGCTGCCCGCAATGCCGATACTATGGCAACACATTTCTACGAGCAAGGCCGTGCCGATGCCATTAAAGAACAAGTTGCTAAAACCAAAAACATAACCACTGAGCCAAGGCAAACTGCCCCGGGCGATGTATTTGTTAATGGATTAAAAGTAAAAGCTATTAGCGGACTAGATTCTTCAAAACTTAAAATTAGAACAAAAAAATTTAACAATTAAAATTTAAAAAATGGCAAATGTAGTACCCTCGTTTGGGTCAATTAAACCTAGTCAGAAACAACAGGTTCTGTCTACAAATTATCTGCAATTTACAGATAAAGCTGGCGACGATTTTTCAGATTTCGCAGCACAATATCTTCCTGAGATCTACGAACAAGAAGTAGAGCGATATGGAAACCGAACTCTTTCTGGATTTCTACGTATGGTAGGAGCAGAAATGCCTATGACTTCAGATCAAGTAATTTGGTCAGAACAAAATAGATTACACATTGCTTATGACAGTGTTTCAAAACTAGCAAATAATGTTGATCTGCAATTCGCTCTTAGCGCAACCGCGGGGCCTGGCTATGTAGATAATGTAGTTTCTGCTAATCAAACAATTGTAGTAATGAACCCCGCCACCGGTGCTGAAGTAAAAGCTTTGGTTACCGCTAGTGCTGGGTCTAATGCTGCTGGAAGCGCTAATGGTACTCTTACTGTTGCTACTTATACAGGGGCTAATCTTTCTACTGCTCTTGGAAGCGCTGGCGCAGTATTAGCTGGTCTTAAAATATTTGTATATGGTTCTGAATATAGAAAAGGAACTGGCGATGCTGATATTAGAAGCGTAACCCCATCTTTTACTCAATTTAACAATTCACCAATTATTATTAAAGAAAAATATGTGGTCAATGGATCAGATATGGCTCAGATTGGTTGGGTTGAAGTTGCTACTGAAGATGGAACATCTGGATACCTATGGTACCTAAAAGCTGAATCTGAAACTCGTTTGAGATTTGAAGATTATCTTGAAATGGCTATGGTTGAAGGCGAAAAAGCTGCTGCAGGTTCTGGGGTTGCTGGAATTGCTGCTGATTATGGCGGAACTGAAGGTCTTTTTGCTGCTATTGAAGCTAGAGGTAATGTACTAAATAACTTTAGTGCAGCTGCTGGTCTAGGAGAATTTGATAGTATTCTTAAGAATCTTGATACTCAAGGGGCTATTGAGGAAAACATGCTTTTCTTAAATAGAAAAACTTCTTTGGATTTTGACGATATGCTAGCTAATATTTCTTCTGGTATTGGAGGAGGTACTGCTTTTGGTTTATTTGAAAACTCTGAAGAAATGGCTTTGAATCTTGGTTTTTCAGGATTTAGAAGAGGTTCTTATGATTTTTACAAAACTGACTGGAAATATCTTAATGATGCTTCAACTAGAGGCGGAGTAGCTGTTTCAGCAATTGATGGAGTTCTTATTCCTGCTGGTACATCAACTGTATACGACCAAATTTTAGGTTCTAATATTCGTAGACCTTTCTTGCATGTTCGTTACAGAGCTTCACAGACTGAAGATAGAAGGATGAAATCTTGGATCACAGGATCTGCCGGAGGTGCTTATACTTCTGACATTGACTCTATGGATGTTCACTTTTTGTCTGAAAGATGTTTATGTGTACAAGGTGCTAACAATTTCGTATTGTTTACTGCATCATAGTTTTTCTGATATTAATTACCTCCGCTTAATTGCGGGGGTAGTTTTTATCTTTTTTTAATTATTTAATTTTATTATATCATGGCTAAAAAAGCTACTCAAGCAGTAAAAGATATTGAGGTTGCGCCTCAAGTAATTGAAACAAAAGAAGTTGTAAAACCTGCAACTAAAGTATCAACACCTAAAAAACCACAATGGGAGATTAAAGACAGAACATATTTATTAAACGGTCTTAAAACTCCATTAACATATACTATAGCGTCTCGTCATACGAATCGCTATCCTTTATTATGGTTTGATAAAGAAAAAAATGAACAAAGAGAATTAAGATATGCAACCAATCAAAATTCGCCTTTAGTTGATGAACAATCAGG